TGTGTAATGACTCTGGTTTCCAAACTAAAAAAGGAAAGAAGTTCTACCACACCACTATTGATAAAATCGTCAACAACAACATTTATGAACAACATCTTAGAAATCTATGATGCTCGTATTGTACAGGGCATCACCAACAACAAACGAGACTATCGTTTGTATGTAAATAAAACACTTATTCAAAAGCATAGCAGTATGGCAGACGCTATAACACAACTGTCGCAACTTCAAGAACGAATCAATGAAGAAAAATACAATAAGAATATATTCAACTTCTGGTTTTGTTTTTGACATCAGTTACCAATGGGTCATGGAACACATGGGTATCGAAGACCATAGCAAAACAAAAAAAATCGAAGTAATTGAATATCTTCGTAGACTCTCTTGGTTTGAAATACTACCGGCAATTAAACTGATAGCCGTAATTGAAGATGATTGTGCTGATACAATGAATACTTGCGTATTCGATGTTGTGGAAGATCCTTTTAATTACCCGATAACCAAAAAGAAAGCACTACAACTAAAACTAAACTCATGAATGACGACCAAATATTGCTCTACACTATTGCTGAAATTTTACTAGAAGTAAACTTATCAGAAGAAAAGAAACAACGCATCCGTGATGTGATGTGCGGTGTATACCACAGTGCACCTGAACCTAAACCCAAAACCAAAAGGTTTGAAGTACCTGCTATCTCCGATGTCAAAGCACATATGGAAACCTTACAGGTTGCCAATGCAGAAAAACACTCAGCTGAGTTTTGGCACTTCTATGAATCCAAAGGTTGGATGGTCGGAAAGAATAAAATGAAAAATTGGAAATCAGCTGCTAGCCGTTGGTGCATTGAACTTCCACGAACTTCTGGCGATACTCAAAAGAAAAGGATCGTTGTATGAGTTATGCATCAGAATTCAGTAGGTTAAATATTGATTTAAAAGGTAGGTTCTCTGGAGTTGTTAAAACTCAGTGTCCAAAATGTTCTTCCACAAGAAAGAAAGCAGGAGATCCATCCCTATCCGTCAATATCGATGAAGGTTTGTACAAATGCCACCACTGTCAGTGGAAAGGTACTGTCGTAGAACACAAGTACAATCGCCCAGAAAAAGTTGGCGATAAAGTCGATGAGAGTATTTACAAATACTTTTCAGATCGTGGGTTGAATCAATCTACGGTCGATCACTTTAATGTGACTCAGAGCATTGAAAGAATGGCTGATGGTAAACAACACAAAGTGATTAACTTTAATTATTACGATGGGTCTATTCTTGTTAATGTCAAATACAAGAGTAGAGACAAGCAGTTTAAAATGGTTCAGGGTGCAAAGAAAATTCCCTACAATTTAAACTCGATCAAAGAATCAACTCAAATTATTATATGCGAAGGTGAAGAAGAGGCTATGGTGTGGCACGAAGCCGGCTATCCATTTGCAGTCAGTTGTCCTGCTGGTGCCAATGTGGGTAACAACAACCTAGAATGGTTAGATAACACCTACAGTTTCTTTGAAAACAAAAAGATTTATTTGGCTACTGACAATGATACGCCCGGCAAAAAATTAAGAGAGGATCTCTCAAGAAGGTTTGATGCCGACAATGTTTACATCATTGAGTTTGGTGAAGTGAAAGATGCTAACGATTACTTAAAAGCATATGGAAAGGAATCTTTGATTCTTATATTTGAAAATGCAAAACCATTACCCATTCCAGAAATATCCACAGTGGATAATTACATGGATGAACTCCTCAGCATTTACGACAATGGTTACCCAGTTGGAGACTCTGTTGGTTATCCTGAGTTTGATGATCTTTTAACTTGGAAACGAGGTCAGTTCGTAGTAGTATCTGGAGTCCCCGGCTCTGGAAAATCTACATTTGTAGATCAAGTTTGCATACGCCTAGCGTTAAGAAAGAACTGGAAGTTCGCAATGTTTTCACCCGAGAATGATAATGTACTGAAAAGTATACGCATGGCAGAACAAATTGTGGGTAAACCTATGGCAGGGCATCCACAACAAAAAATGACTAAAGAGATATATGTGCGTGCCTTGAATTATATCAATCGACACTTTTCATTTTACGATACTGCTAACCTAGATGATTTTAAAATCGACAATCTCTTACGCATTGCCAAATCTTTGATTAGACAAAAGGGCGTTGATGCTATTATTCTTGATCCATTCAATTACATTGAGCAGGATTCTAACAACGACATCATGAATGAAAAGATTGGTCGCATGCTTGTAAAAATGAAAAAGTTTGCACTAACAAACAAAGTTTTAGTCTTGCTGGTTGCTCACCCTAAAAAGATGCAGAAAAATAAAAACAATGGGCAGTATGAAATACCACGTCTTTATGACATTAGTGGTTCTCACCACTTTTTTAACGTAACTGACAATGGTTTTGTAGTTCATCGTGACTTCGACACCGGCCTTGTAGATGTCTACGTTCAGAAAGTAAAACATTACTTCATGGGCAAACTGGGTTATGCAACATTTGATTTTGATCCTCAGACAGGAAGATACAAAGAACAAACACAATATTGGGAAAACGAATTAGAAAACAATGATCAAACCGAATTCTTTACTGGCCTTACTTAAGCATCTAGTAAAACAAAAATACGACATCGACCACATAAATGTGAACCCCATTCTCATGCCAAAAATACAAGTGCTGTTTCAGCGTATTAAAGCCTATGAGGTTCGCTTCTTCAAAGACTATGTGATCATTTATATTGACACGAAACCAATCGTAATTAAAAGCTATGGCTGGATGCGTGCTCATGGATCTTACGAACCAATACTTATTGATCCAATTACCAAATCAATGTACACCCAAATGATAATTAAATACAATGAGAACGGTAGTTTATGACATAGAAATATTTCAGAACTTCTTTTCGTATACTGACATTGATGTTAAAACATTAGAGACAAATGTCTTTGTTGTTCACGAAAGCCAAAATATGATGGACAAACTATACGAGTATCTCGTGGAACCAAAATATAGAATTGGGTACAATAATGTGCATTTTGATAGGGTAGTTTGTGATTTTATCACTGACAATTACGAAAAGTGGAAAAAGATTCCAGTCCGATCCGCACTACTGAATCTTTATCAGATGACCCAGTCACTGATTAAAAGTGAGACTAGAGAGTTCTATCGAGGCAGCACAGAAATTGATTTATTCTTGTTGAACCACTACAATAACAAGAATAGATCCACATCTTTAAAAGCCTTGCAATGCAGTATCTTTTGGGAGAATGTCCAAGACATGCCCTTTGAGCATACTGCAGAGGTTACCGATGATATGATCGAAGAAATTCTTAGCTACAACATGAACGATGTGCTCAGCACAAAAAAGTTCTATGAATTAAATCTTGACAAACTATCCTTTCGGAGGGAACTTGGCAAAAAGTATAGAAAATTTATGTTGAACATGCCAGATATCGCTATCGGTGAAGAGATTTTCTTGCATGAAATCCGTAAGCAATCTGGCATTCGTAAGAATGAACTGAAAGAAAAAGTTTCTTATGATAAGACAGTGGACTTAGGTAAATGCATACTGCCCTATGTACAATTTGAAAGTGAGCCATTTAAACAACTACTTGATAAGATTAAATGGACTGTGGTATCTGATACCCAAAAATTAAAATACAATGTCAAGTACAAAGGCTTTCACTTCTTTTACGGAGTCGGTGGCATACACGGTTGCATTCCTCCCGGCATTTATGTGCGTGATGATAACTATGTTATTTTGGATTTTGATGTGAAGTCATACTATCCAAACTTAGCTATTCAAAACAATCTTTATCCCAAGCACATTCCTCGTGAGGTTTTTATTAGCACCTATAACTCAATCTTTGAAAAAAGAGTGATGGCTCAAAAGCAAAAGGACAGCACACAAGATGCAGGATTAAAACTGGCACTGAATGGCGTATTTGGTAAGACTGGTGAAGTGAACTCCGCTTTCTTTGATCGTTACTATTTCTATAGCATTACCTTAAATGGCCAGCTTTCTCTCACTATGCTATCAGAGAAGTATATGAATCACATCCAAGGTTTGCAAATTCTACAGATTAACACCGATGGTGTTACTGTGCGTGTTCCAAAAAAGTCTTTAGCCCTGCTTGATAAAATCAACACCGAGTTTATGTATCAGACTGGCCTTATACTTGAGTCTTCTGAATACGAAAAGATAATTATTCGTGATGTAAACAATTATTTAGCAATTACCACAGACGGAAAAATCAAAAAGAAAGGTATCTTTGAAACTCAAAAAGAATTTCATAAAGACAATTCTTTTCTGATCGTACCAAAAGCCTTAGAACAATACTACATAAACAATATTCCAGTCGAACAAACAATAAAAGCATCTAAAAACATCTATGATTTTTGTGGCAGATATAAAGCGTATAAAGGGTGGTCAGCAGTTTTTAACTCGTCCGAAGAGGGAGAGGTTACTCAAAAAAATTACGGTAAAGTTTTACGGTTTTATCCGTGCACCCAAGGTGGTGGAACGAGTTGGAAAGTAAACGTAGACGGTCGCATCCACAACCTGTTAGCAAATCAAGCTACTGTCCTATTCAATCACTATTTTCCTGTAGATGACTTTAGTCTGTATCACGTAAACTACGAATTTTTTGTTAATGAATGCTATAAAATAATCAACGAAGTTGAACCCAAACAACTATCATTTAACTTTTAACTTATGACTATCCACGATTACACTCATGAAATGATCGAAGCTATTGTAAATACTGCGAAATTAGACTCCTTAACCAAACATAAAATCGTCAGAAAAATTCACTCCTTAAAAATGTACAAAGACTTTAAAACCAGAAAACTCGAAGAGGTGAAACTTCAAAAGCACAAACGCCCTACCGCTCCTATGAGCTTTAGCAGCCTGCCGGCTTCAGTGAAAGAAGTAATTAAAATTGCGTGCGACAAACACGAAATCGACATTCATGAATTTTGTAGCAACAGAAGACTCACTGACATAATCGATTGCCAAAGGCAAGTAATATATCTTTTACATAAAGAGTTCAAGTACAGTTGCACTAAAGTAGCGTTATGGTTTATAAAAGACCATAGCACAATTCTTCATTCCTGCAAGAAACACTGCGATTTAGTCGAAACCAATCGTATGTATGCTAGGTTGTATCAAGTTATTCTAGAGCAAACTAATGAGAAAGCTATCTTTGTAATTTGACATCTACCCATGTTTTGACAGCCTTACCGTTCACCATTTGAATCATGGGTATTTTTTTACTCATAAGCTCTGGTCCTCGGTCTCGTTTTTTCTTCTCGATAATCTGCTTGTGATATATCTCGCATGATACCATGGCATCTATAATATCCGTGTTGTCTGCGAGATAATTCTTAGCTTCTTCAATTATTTCTGTGAAGAAAATACAATCCCAAAACTTTCGTAAATAGTCAATAATGTACGAGTTACCTCTTTCAGTGGTGGCCTCACTTTTGTACCACCCAAATGTTCTGTCTCCGGTGTTAAATGCTTTACCTAGCAAAGTTTGCCTAGTTGCCAGTAATTCCAGTCGGTTGTGTTGCTTGTATTGATCAAGTATAACTCCTCCTCGGTTGACTTCTATATTTACTTTTGCCTTGCCGTAGTAATCCTGCAACAACATTGTATTTTTCATGATGATATCTGGATCTAAAGCTCTTTCCTTGTAGATCGCCACGTAACGATCAGTCTCTAAGTCTTTAATTACTGTACAGTTGTCTGAGCCATCATTCAGCTTAGCTGATACAAATGGAATCGGATCCATTCCACCAATATACTTATGCTCTGGATTAAATCGCTCTAGCATTAAAATCTTACCACTCTTATTGGGTTTGATTTCAACCTTGCCATCCAAGGTAGTGATTAAGTCACACCTTTCTATTGGTGCTGGGCTTGCCATAAGGATACGTTCTCTTTCTGTGAGTTTAGACATGACATCCTGTGGCAAAGCACCTTTTGCATTAGAAGTAAATACTTCTTGAATTGTCAGTGGGTACTGCTTAATAAATGATTCGAGATATCTTTTGTCCTCTAACTTGTCTAAGTTATCTCTCGTCTTCATAATCCACTCTGTTGCAGCTGCTTCGTCACTGTGTCCATTAGGACAGAAGTTTAAAACCTTTCCGGTTTCTCTACCTCGCTGATCCAGTTCTGGGGCTTTCTGAATCCCCATCCAACCCGGCAGAAACACTGTAAGCATTTTAATGGTTTCAGCGTTCTTCCAAAGTTCTGCTCCTTTTTTCTGACCTTCAATAGAAGATTCACCAGCACTTCCTCCCATGACAATTGGAGCCACCTTTACGAAGCCATCTTTTGTAGATGCTTGTGCTGATCGATACACCTTGTCTGCGTATGGGTGCAAAAAGAACTCATCAAGAAAAACGTGCATAGCACGAAATGCTTCTAGTGAAGTCGGTTGCTCTACAGTATCACGTGTTACAATCTTTGAATCTAAGCCATCTATTTCTCCTGTAGATTTATCTAGCCTGCCCATGTGCAGATAACCAGTTTGTCTTGTACTGATAACCCCCGGCCGAAAATATGAGTCTATGCCATCAAAAACTACACGTAGTTTGTCCTTGTACATTTCTTCCAAACGTGATTTGTCTGCAGATGTCAACAGTGATGTAGAACCGGGGTGCGTAAATGCAATCCAAATGGGAATCACACCACCAAACGTCAAGGATAAACCGGCTTCTCGTCTTTTGGTAACCATGAGATCCCAGAACGTATTTCGAGCTTCATGATACGATCCATAAATTAGATCATCGAGATCACGCCATACAGGTCGAATACGATTACCCATGGCAGTTTTAATGTTGGCCTGTGTCAACATGAAATAATGTGCCGCCTGTAGGCCGAATCTGCCTTCAGTCCAGTACTCTTTTTCTCTTCCCCACCACAGATCCTTTTCTTTATTTGTTGCATTGGGGTTTAACCCATATTTACTAAACCATTTGTCATAGACAAATTTGGATGCCTTGGGCTTTAAATTTACAATTTCCATGTGTTACTTCTTTTTACTAGACGCTAATCTATCAGCAAGCGACCCTTCGGTGTCATCAGACTCATCATCTTGCGTTGGATATGCTTCTAGTTGTGCTAGTTTTAGACTCTTATTGATCTTGTCACCAGCTTGTAACAACTGAAATAGTGCTTTAAAATATGGGTCATCTAAATCAATTGTCTTAGATTTGACCCCATCCATTAGCTGCCTTGATGCAGATACTAAGGTTGCATAAAAATCCTTTGCAGGATCAAACATTTGTGCCTGCAATCTTTCAATTGCTTCTTGCTCTGTGAGATTTTCACTTTCTAGAAACTTCTTTAATTTCTCCATTCTTCAAATCTTTCACTAATTTCTTCTGTGCTTCTATATCCTTTTGAACCCTATTTGCTTCGATTGGATTGTCACTACTACTGTAGTATTCATACCAGCAAATAAGTTCTTCAAGTTTCTTAAATGCTTGCTCTATTTCTTTTTTGCTCATTGTGCTTAATTAACTTATCAAGATACCATTGTGCTTTTTTTAAGTCTTCTAAACCATTTTTATTTTCGCACCTCCAAATATACTTAATAATATTTGCTGTACAAACAGCATCTAAGCCGATCTTATTGACTGTAGCCGATTCAATAGCGTCAATGCATTCTACTTTTCCCTGAGTATAGTGACTCGGGTTATTAACATTGTCTTTCACTTTCTTCTGATTAGCATCCCAATCATCAGGCCCACTGCCAAAATAATCCAAGTTATAGTCCATTGAGTTTCTTTTACTGTGACGATTCTACCGGGAACTTTTACCTCTCGGTGTATTGTATCTCTTACTGTTAGAGTATCTGGTTTTACAGTGACTCCAAAAAAGTCACCACGCCTTTCAATGATCAATCGTTCTGTTTCAATTATGGTATCATGGCTAATAATAAAAGAATCTTTGTGCTCTGGTACCGGCACTTTCACTTCTCTTATAATAGTATCTTTTACTGTAACTGTATCAGTTTCAATGAGCTCTGGATGTTTCTTTAACAGCCTTTTATATCTCTGCTGTGCAGAACAACTCATCAATCCCATTGTGCATACAATGGCTAGTGCAACCAAACTAGTCTTTAATGTCTTGGACATAAATATCTACTAAGTTGTTTTGTCTCAGGTAATCAAATGTCGCCATAATGTACTCTCTCGTAACACATACATGACATCCACAAAAAATGTCATACGGTTCAAAAATTGTACCTTCTTCGGTTACAAAGTTTTCATCTCGGTCAATAGATTCCATGCAATTGTCCAAGTGAGTTTCTACAAAATGCTGTAATCCTACAGCTTGGTCCGGTGTTAATGATATTTCGTTCATGTTTTTAAGTGAACAAATATACTATTTTTTCTTATTTCGCAAATGCCGATCAATAAAATACCAAAATGCAAATAAAAAACTAAAATAAATTATTAGAAATATCCCAACTTCTCGCATCACTTCCGAAAAGAAACTACTTTTTTAGCAATGCTCTTAGGTTGAGCCACAAACTGTTTGCCTTTTGCGTTACCCTGTGCTTTTGCTTTATTAGTAGCTGCCTTCTCTCCTGAACTCAAAGACTTCCATGCTGCATCTGGAAGATATCTTTTCTTTCCTTTTGATGGTGACCCATCGGAAGTTCTCCACTTTTGATCTCCCCATTTCTTCAAAGAATTATCTGAACTCTTTGGGCCTACATACCCTCCTCCAGATTTTTTGTAGCGTTGTGTAGCAAGCTGGGCTTTGCGAGCAGACCATTCTCCCGGATCACCACCCTTACTACCAGCTTTTACACTAGCAACAATGGCTTTCCATTTACTCGGATTGGTCTTTTTCGCAGTAGCCATTACTTAGTAGATTTTCCCATTGGGGACTTTTTACTAACCACTTTTTTAGTAACCTTAGTTAGTTTGCTAACTGGTTTCATTGTAACCTTAGTTAGTTTACCAACTGACTTCATAGTGGATTTCATTGGGGTTGGTTTTTTGTCGTACATAATATTCAAATATAATTATTTACCTTGACCTCTGTAAGCTTTTCGATAATTTTTACTAGTCTTCAGAGAAGAATTCTTCTTTTTAGAAACCACACCCGGGCGTTTAGATTTAGGCTTTGGTTTCCATTTGGCTAGTTCTTTGCTGCTTTTTACTTTTGTTGCCATATGTACATTCTAAAATAGTCAAACTCTTCTTTACCGCCCTCTTCAACATAATTTAAATAAGCGTCATAAGCTGGCCCTTTCATTTTAACTTCTTCTACAGCAGTATCAATACCTGCTCCAATCATTTTGACAGCATACACTTCCATTTTGGTTTCCATCACTTCGACTTTCTTCTCCGCTGCGATAACTGCTTCTTTC